ATCCACCAGGCGCAGCCAACGACCCATTCGCACCTTACAATCAGCCTGAATATCCTGAGTATCAGGAACACGATGTTGCGGCATCATTCACGCTTGACAAGTCGTTTACGGTTACTTCTACTTCCGATGATGAGGAAGACATCAAGCAAGACCTCATTGAAGCCTACATGACGCCTTTAGACCTCATCAACGAACTGAAAAAGAGACTGCAACGTGAGTTGAAATCAGACCCATACAACAAGCGAATCAAGAAGCTCATCAAGGAGTGTGACGGATGGACGTGTGACTGCGACATCTGTGTAACTAACTAATATAATAAGATATGAAAGAACTTATAACAATTCAGTCTGAACTGAAAGCACCGAAGACACAATACAATAGGTTCGGTGGTTACAAGTATCGTAAGGCAGAGGACATCCTCGAAGCGGTCAAACCCTTACTGGCAAAGCAAAAATGTACCCTCATCATTACAGATGATATTGTAATGGTTGGCAGCCGCATATACGTGAAGGCTACCGCTACTATCAAGAATGAGAAAGGCGAGTACGAGACATCTACTGGATGGGCAAGAGAAGAGGAAAGCAAAAAAGGTATGGACGGTAGTCAGATTACTGGAGCTTCATCATCCTATGCCAGAAAATATGCGCTCAACGGACTCTTGGCTATTGACGATAATGCAGATTCCGATACAACCAACGATGGTCAGCATCAGACAGCGCAGCAGCAAGCAAACCCACAAGCACAAGACGCTCAACCTGCGCAACAGACAACAACAACTCAGTATCACCCTAACGACATCAACGAGGCGATACAGATGGTATCACGTTGCGTAAACAAGGACAACCTTGTATGGGTAATGCAGACATACAAGCCGTTGATGAGTAACGCACAATTCATGCAGACACTATCTGCTAAGAGAAAGGAATTAGGAATATGACGACAAAGGAAATAAAACTAAAGAAAAGCAAGGTGGTGTTCGATGAGATCAACCACACTTACCATCTTGGGAAGAAACAGCTATCAGGTATCACTGGAACGCTCATCAAGTTTGCCTTTCCTGATACATATAAGGACATACCAGACAGTGTGTTGGCAAAGGCGGCGGAACGTGGTGGAATGATTCACAACTCCTTTGAGCTATTCTGTACCATCTTTGGTTCTGACATAAGCGCATATCCGAATCCGACACAGGAGATACGTGACTTCAGCGACATGATTCATGCTTACGGACTGCATCATGTGGATAGCGAGTATCTTGTCACAGATAACAAGTATTTCGCATCGGCAATAGATGGTGTGTTCGCTGACAACGAAGGGAACATCTACCTTGTTGACTACAAGACCACCTCCACCCTTCACTATAACAACGTTTCTCTCCAGCTGTCCATCTATGCCAAATGGTTCGAACAGATGAATCCCAATCTAAAGGTGAAGGAGATTGTCTGTATGTGGTTTAAGAACGGACAGAGCAAGTTCCAGCCGCTGCCAAGAGTATCGGATGAGCAGATAGATGAGTTAATCTATGCTTATCTCAAAAATGATGAAGGCTATCACTACAAGGTGGAAGTACCTGAGCAGTTCTCGGCTTTGGAGCAGGAGTACAGACTCCTCACAGCACGAATAGACGTGCTTAAACTTCGTCAGGATTCTATCAAGGAGAAGTTGATGTGCTTGATGGAAGTGAATAAACAGAAGTCTATCAAGACCAATATAGGTACATACTCTTATGTGGAAGCTACCACCAAGAAAACTTTCGACACAAAACTTTTCAAGGATACAGAGCCAGACCACTACGAGCATTATCTCAAGGAGGTAGAAACCAAACCGTCAATCAGAATCAAACTTAATTAAGAAACAATATGAATGTAACTTTTACAGGCAAGATTATTGCCGTAGGACAAGTGCAAATGGGCACTTCGCAAAACGGACAACAATGGAGTTCGTGCGAGTATGTAATAGAGGAATTGAACCAGCAATATCCTTCACGATCCGTCTTTCAAGTGTTCGGGTCGGACAAGTTGCAGCAGTTCAATATCCAGGCAGGAGAGATTATCACTGCCCATATCGGTTTGAAGGCGAACCAGTCTCGTACCAATGGCAGATGGTTCAATCAACTGGACTGCTGGAAAGTGGAGCGGCCAGGCGGTCAGGTTTCTCAGAGTCAGATAGGCGCACCACAACAGCCGCAAGGTGTAAGCACCCAATATCAGCAACCTTCGTATGGAGGAGCACAGCAAGGGAAACTCCCATTCTAATAAATAAGGCATGGAAATCCATCTTGTACGAACATCTACTGGTCTTCGTCCATATTCGGATGATGATTATGAGGAAATGAAAAAGATAAAGGTTGGAACAATCGTCAAGGCGAATATCGTCCGACCTCGCAACGTGAAGTTTCATCGCAAGTTCTTCTCCCTTATCCGTGCGGCATGGGATTGTCTTACAGAGCAGCAGCGCACCAACCTACGCTCAGTAGATACATTTCGTGAGCAGCTTCTGATAACGTCAGGATTCAGCGAACCACTCTACGACCTGAACGGACAGAAGTTCTTGGAGAAGGCAAAGTCTATCTCCTTCGCCAAGATGGATGAGCCAGCCTTTAACGAAGTTTATTCCAAAGTCTTAGACACCATCCTTACCGTCATGGTAGCCAATGGTGTCACAGAAGACGAGTTTAATAACATTTTACAAAATTATAGTTGATATGAAACACAGAAACAACAAGCGAAACAACAGACATAATCGTCAGCGCAACAACAAAACGGAGTTGTCACAATTCGCATCAATACTTTTCGGGGCACTGCTTTGCAAGAGTACGGAAACGATTGCTGAGGAAATGGCAGAAAAAGCAAAAAAGACTCCTGGTATTCACGTAAAAGGAATTACCAACAAGGACATCAACAACATCAACAACGGCAATGCAACCTTATCTAAATTGCGTATTCCTGCTGATGGTTCGGCAGTTGAGTACCCTGTCCCTGATAACCTCCAGTTCTTCTTCTCTGAGGATGGTAAGTTGATGGTTCGTAAGAAGATTGAAGGAGACGAGAAGCCTACTAATGATGATAAGGAAGGCAAGCCTATCACTTATGATGATATTCTCAGAGAACTCTACTTTAATAAGACTGCATATTGGGTTAGTAGTACCAATATCAAACATACGACAACAGGGGAAAATACCTACAACGACATAGACAACTGTGCATCCGAAGCTCAAGCAAAACGCTTGGCAGCTTTTAATAAGTTGCAGAACATCGCCAAGTATCTCAACGAAGGATGGAAACCTGACTTTCCTGGCTCAATTAAATATACAATTTGCAAGAATCATGCTGGTGGGTATAGTCCTATTGGTAACAACAAATACCAAGCAGGAGCAATATATTTTAGGACAGAAGACCTTGTAAATGAAGCCATCCGTATCATGGGTAAAGAATCTCTCAACGACCTTTTCTCAACTGACTGGTAATGTCATCATACGCAGAAATCAAGGCAAAGTTAGAACAGGAAGACAAGAAGATACGCAAGCGTGCATCTTATGACGAGCATAACTTGCAGGCCGCAGAGGTCAGGTATATCCGTGGGGTATATCCTGACCTTGAAGGTGTCTTCTTTTCCGTTCCAAATGGTGGCAAGCGAACCTCACGGCAAGCCGCATGGCTGAAAGAAGAAGGCATGAAGGCAGGAGTTGCTGATATGCTGCTCCTGAAGCGCACCTCTCAGTATGGTTTCCTCTGCATCGAAAACAAGACACCGAAAGGTAGACAAGAGCCAGAGCAAAAGGAGTTTCAGCATGAAGTGGAGCGACACGGAGGAAAGTACATCGTCATCCGTTCTATAGACGAATTCATGAAAGCAATCGACAATTATCTAAATGGTGAACTATGACAGAAGCAATCAGACAAGCCATCCAACTACTTGAAGAAAACGGCTACAAGGTTACCGCTCCACCAAAGGAAGTCAAAGACGAATACACCTTTGATCGGGCATGGAACTTATACGAAAAGAAGGTTGGCTGCAAGTCTAAGTTGGAAAAGAAGTGGAACTCTATGAGCAGGAAAGACCGTAAGGCTGCTATAGAGTATATTCCTCTCTATGTACTCTCACAACCAGACAAGCAGTATCGAAAGAATTTCCAGACCTTCCTCAATCAGCGAGGATGGGAGGACGAACTTATAGGAGCAACAGAACCGCCTGCAACCACCAACGTGCATCCTTCTGAGATAAGCCAACTTATCGCAAAAACAAAGGCCGAACAGGAGTTATATACTGGCAAAGCAAAGGACAGCATTCTTCGTCAACGCATTATCGGCATGTTGGAGCTTCTACAAAAGAATCCTGATAGCTTATGCAAAACGCAGTTGGAGATATATCGTGACAACGGGACCTTTGCACGACTTGGCATCCCGACAAATCTGTTATAAAAATGATAACAAGCAACTACAACAAACAACACCCACTAAGAGTATTCGAGGCTTTTGCTGGATATGGCAGTCAGTCTCTTGCATTTAAGTATCTGAAAGAGAAACACCCTGATTTCGACTTCAAGGTGGTGGGCATATCCGAGATAGAGCCATCTGCTATTCAGGCTTATAGGCTGCTTCACGGATGGGAAGCTCCTAACTTCGGTGACGTGACGAGAATAGACTGGAGCGAGGTTCCTGATTTCGATTTCATCAGTTGGTCTTCACCCTGTCAGGATTTCTCAATGGCAGGACTGAGGAAAGGCGCAGAGGAAGGCAGCGGAACACGATCGTCACTTATCTTTCAGGAAAGACGTATGATAGAAGCAAAGCACCCAAAGTATGTGATGTTGGAGAATGTCAAAGGACTTCTCACAAAGAAAATGTTGCCCTTCTTTCTCAAATATCTCAAAGATTTAGAGAGTTTTGGTTATGCGTCATTCTATAAAGTCTTGGACGCAAAGGACTACGGTATTCCTCAGCACAGAGAGCGAATATTTGTCTTTTCCATTCTAAGAACAGATGAAGACCCGAACCCTGAGTATCATTTTCCTTCACCGATACCACTCACCACAAAGGTTGAGGACATTCTTGAAGACAATGTATCTCAAGAATATTTCA